TAACTACATGAACCTTCATCATAGGGTCATAAGGTACAGTTGTTATACGGTTACCTTCTTGTGCTTCTCGTATCTCGTTAGAGTATATAGCACCATCTACAGCAGCCTTACAATCACCTTCCCAGATGTTTGCATAATCAGGGTTAGTCTTTTCGCTGTGTTGACGTTCTATCTCTAAGACTTCAGGAAACCAAGGATTGTCAGTATAGTTTACCTTGACTACCTTAGCGTTCTCTGGTGGATTAACCACGAACCTAGTATATGTATCGTCTGTATCTATGTTAGGGTTAAATGATACCCATATCTCTGAATTAGGTTTACGTATCGTAGGAATAAGTATGTCCCACGACTTCTTACTAACCGTCTGAGCCTCTTCTACGAACACGACATCGCATCCCTCGAACGACTTAATTGACTCGACCGTATTAGTAGCTAAACCAGTAAAGCTGAATGAACTGCCATTCATACCACGTATTTCTGCTTCCAATACTTCATAGAAAGCTCCTAGACCTAATAATTGTATTTGGTCGTTGAGCAAAGTATGGACTGACTGCTTAATGGATTTCTGAATCTCTCGTGCACATAAAACACGTAAAGGTTTATTAGCAGCTTGTATAAGTAATGCTCTTGCCATAGACCATGACTTACCTGAACCTCTACCACCGTATGCTACTTTGTAACGGTGTGGCTCAAATAAGAAGTCTAGCTTACTCGGAAACTGAGCTATCGTCTGGCTTGACAAAGCTAATTCCTATTCCAATAGGTAAATCTTTACCATCTGCACCAGTCAGCTCTGTAGTTGCTACTGACTTACCATCCACTCTATCAGCAAATTCTTTTATAGCAGATACGTCACCACTAATAGCTTTATCTATCAGAGCTTGTGCTACTTGACGTGCTACTTCACCTTCGCTTTGCTTATCTATTCTTTTAATCGTTTCAGCAAATAACCTATTGATTTTACTAGAATTGGTATTTCCTGGCTGTCCGCCTACTTTTCTTTCTTCTGTGTCGTTTTCCATTGTTTTGCAACTCCCATAGGTTGGTTGCCCTTTATTTTAAATAATTGCAATAATTTCTTGACATTCTATTTTAACCTATATATATTGACTGTACCGGCAATTTACACTTACTTGCAACCGGTCAATAAACTTTGCTAAAGGAGAACAGTATGTCTACGTTTAAATATGAAGTATTAGTACAGTTAGGTCAATTAAAAGCACTTAAACTCTTTGTTCCTAAAAAAGATGTTAGGTATTATCTTAATGGTATTTATGTTGAGTTTAACCAATATAATACTATCTTTGTTGCAACTGATGGTCATAGACTATTAAGTACAGCTATCTATAATAATGATATTCAACATGCTAGACCTACTATAGGAGCAATTATACCTATAGAAACTATTGAGTCATTATTGAAACTTAAATCTAAAGTGGGAGCTGCTTTAATATCTTTAGATATAGAAAACAATATAGTTAAAAAAATACATATTGTTAATGATGCTATTAAATTAGAAACTTTACCTATTGATGCTAAGTACCCTGACTTTAGAAGAGTATTTCCAGAGTCAGTATCTAATGAGCCTGGTAATTATGACTTTGCATACCTTGATGACTTTAATAAGGCAGCACAGTATATTTCTGGCGTTAAGAACCAAAAGGCATCATTGAGCCAAAATGGTACTAAAGCTGCATTGGTTGATATTGATTGTATTGATTGTGCTGGTGTAATTATGCCACTCAACGTTCAATCTGCAATTATCACTAAACCAAAGTTTTTATTTGATGAACCTAAAGTATCTGTAAAGGAGGCTGCATAATGTCACCCAGCGAACTTAAGTATCAACATGAACTGCTTAACCCTAATAGTTTTTTCTTTTCCAAAGACACTATGAAATTCTTTGGCGATACTATGAAAAATTATGGCGTTAGGTCTGTTGGTGATTATTATGAGCTATATAGAAAAAGTCCAGTAAATGGTGATTTAACTAATAGTCATTATTTTCACAAAGAAACTTTTGCTCAATCTAGTAAAATAGATGATTGAACAATTTATTATTGCTGTAACTGAGTTAATTGCTCTATGGCTTATACAATCCAAGGATGACAAGTATAGAAAATATGCTTGCATTTTTGGGTTGTTTGGTCAGCCATTTTGGTTTTACTCATCTTACATAGCTCACCAATGGGGAACTTTTGTATTGTGTTTCTTTTTTACTGCTGCATGGTTTAAAAGTTTATACGAATACTGGTTATCTAAGTAATCCTTCTAACCAAGTCCATGCTGGCATAAGTCCAGTTTTTTGTTCTGCATATTGTGTAGATATTGGACTTGCTGTTTTATTTAACTCTGCATATGGTCCAAAGTTTACCCAAGAGTTTTGCCCTCTAGTTTCTGATGTTGCGGCTGGCAATGCTTCAGGTGAAAACATCCTGGCGTGAGATTGAAATGCGTTTTCTTCTCCACCGGCTCTAAAACCAACTCCATGTTTTGCGTGTCCAAATACATCATGCACAGCTCTAAACATATCATTAGCTAATACAGGTTTACCATCCCACTTTTCATCTGTCTTTTTTAATAACGGATTTTGTTTTAATGCTTCTTTAGCTCTAGTTCCACCAAAGCCTGACTCTGTTGGAAAGATATATAAATGTTTATTCTGTACTAAATCATTAATAGCATTTCTAGGGTTACCGTATGGGTCACCTGACTTTGGCATAAACTCAAATTTATACCCTGCTTTTTTTAACGCTTCGTATTGAGCTTGTGTTTCATCAATTAATGCGTCATAAGACTTTTTAGTAGGCAATGCTTGTGGATTGTTAGCCATTTTTTCATATTCATTTGCTATGCGTTTAGCTCTTTCAACATCTACTTGTGCATATCTTTCTAATGGATTATATAACAATCCTCTGTTAGCAGAATATTCGTTTGCAATATCTACAAGCCTTTGGTCTGTACCAAATTGCTCTAATTTACCACCAACATCTACAACATCTGGCATACCTTGTAAAGTTCTACCAATATATTTTGCTGGTGCTAATGCTCCAATTAATCCTACTTTAGCAAGTCCTGCTGGACTTACCATAGAGGATGCTAATTCTGCACCTTCATTTAATAAACCTGTTTGAGGTTGTGGCAATAAACCTTTATCTGTTAAGTATGCAGTAGAGCCAAATATTTGTTCAGGCTTTCTTACGCCTGTCATTGTTAATGGTAATGCTGCTAAGTCTACAAAACCTGTTGCAAGTTGAGGCACTCCACGAGCTACACTTTTGCCTAATTTCTTTAGCACGTCTAGTGTTTCTGCCATGTTACAACTCGCTTTCTCTATTCTTTCCTTTTAGAGGATATATCATTCTTTGGTATGTTTCCCACCATTCTTGACTATAGTCTGTATTCTGATAGTCTTTAAAGCATGGTGTGCCTAATGTGTGATGCACTAGTTTAGCATCTGGGTTGTATTCGTATTCTGTTTCTAGCCAGTTCCATGTTTCGTCTAGCTTACCTACTTGTTCTTCAGGATACTTGAGCCATTCAAACCTGTGTAGGTATTTACCTGTTTGTTCTTGCACAAACTTAGGTGTTAATTGTTTATTTAGCCAATGTGAGCAATTCCATAACATAACGCTTGACCAGTTCTTTTTAGGATAGTCTTCGTTCTTTGCACCTAAGTACTTAACAGGATGCTTTGTTTGGTAATGATGCTTGACTACTTTGATTGCTTCGTCTGTATCAAAGTTAGCTAGTATCTCTGCAATGTCTGTTCGGCATATCATATCGCCATCTACGAATAGTGCGATACCTTTAAAGTTATTTAGATATGGCACTAGAAAGCGTGAGTAGATAAATGCGTTACTACCGTCTGTATGTGTTTCTTTGTAATCTTTTAAAGTGTTTAATGCTAATGGTGTAAAACTTACCGGTATAGATGACTTCTCTATAACTGATTGGCAAAAGTTATGATAAGCAATTGGTTCTACCTTGCCATCATATCCTACATATATATCTAGTTTTACCACTTTACTTTGTTTGCCCAAAAAGCGGCACTCATTTTTCCTTTAGCAATGTTCTTAGCGTGTCTTGCTTTAAATGACTTTGCTCTATCTGTATTTGTCTTGTCACCACTTACGCCTTTTTGTCCAAAGCGTATAAGTTTTTCTTGGTCACCATCTTTAGCCAATACTGCATGTGACTTAGTAGGATGATTAGGCGTTCTCTTAGGTTTATTATAACCTGAAAATGTTTCCTTACCCTTCTTAATCATTTCTTTTTCTTAGCTGTCTTTGCTGATTGTTTAAATGCCATAGCTGTAGGTGCACCTTTACTTCCTACCTTACGCATCTTCTCACCTGAGCCAGCTTTAATTCTAGCACGTTTAGCAGCGATATTACTATAGAGACCTGGTTTACTTGCCACGTTTAGCTGCCTTTTTCATAGGTTTAGCAGCCATTTTGCTGCCTGTTTTTTTTGCGTATTCTTTAGCTTCCATTTTACCTTTTGCTGTATAAGGAAATGCTTTAACTCCACTTTTTGTTTTTACCATTGGCATAATTATTTACCTTTCTTTTTAGA